AGAAACTATATCACCAATCATTCCGTACCCGGAAGATGATAGTGATCAGCTAAAATCATATTTAGATAATAAATAGAATTAGTGATTGCTCTTTTCTTTCATCGAATAACTCTAAACACGTTTGAGTTGTAATGATAAATATAAATAATGTAAGTTATATTGCTTACTTTAGGGAGATGATCATATGAGAGATAACGGCTATGAAGTAGATGCAAATAAAGTCATAGAACATTTATTAAAAAGGCTCTCACAAGTAGAATTAGAAAACGCAACTTTGAATGTTGCTCTGGGACAATTGTCTGATAGTAAAGATTCAAAAGTAGGAGAAGGTGAGTAAATGGCTTATGAAAAGCAGACTTGGGTACCTTACGATGATAATAAAACTGAAGAAGAAAATATTCAGGCTGGGGCTGTAGTCACTGCCGAAAAAATGAATTATTTAGAGACAGGATTAGACGAGCATGATAAAAATACGACTAATCCTCACAAGGTAACAAAGGCTCAGGTTGGCTTAGGTAATGTAGCAAATGTGGAACAAGCGACAAAAACTGAATTTGACTCACATACCTCAAGTAAAACAAATCCGCACTCTGTTACTGCTAGTCAAGTAGGAGCGTATAGCAAGGTTGAGTCTGAAAACAGGTATGCAAAACCATCGGACATTACAAAGGATAAAGCAGGATTGGGAAATGTTGACAATTTCGCTACAGCAACAAGGCTCGATGCCGAACAAGGATTTGCGGCAAACGCATTTATGACACCCTTTAGAGTAAAACAACAAATTGATTATCGTATGGCTACTCAAGATGAGACCAACAACGGGGTATCAACAGAAAAAATTATTAGTCCGAGTACTTTAAAGGCTGCTTTAGATGCTCTGAAATCCTCTTATTTACTAAGTAAACAAGAATTTGTAATAAATAGCTCTAACTCTAACTATATTGAATCTGGTCAAATTGTTTTTCAGAGGTATTGGGATGAAGTCTTTGTGACAGGAGTCTTCAAAACTAAAAATCAAATACCAGCAGGTACAAGTTATTTAACGACAGGAGACTTGCCTGATTGGTTAAAAACAGATACCAATAGAAATTTCTTTTCGAAGTATGATAGTACGGTGATTAATATCTACTTGGAACAAGCTACTAACATCATAAAAACGGATGGTGCTGTTATACCTGCTGGCAAATGGGTTGCAGTGACATCTAGTTCATATCCAGTAAGAGAATAGATCTAAACAAGTATTTCAGCACACTTTCGAGTGTGCTTTTTATTTTGATTGGAAGGGGGAGCCAAGTGGATGGAACTAGAAACGCAGGTGAAGGAGCATGAAAACAAGCTTAAACAACATGACAAAGAAATTAGCCGATTGAATGAGCGGTCCCTAGCAATGCAAAAAACAATGGATGAAAGTTTGATTCGAGTGGATGAATCAAATAAATACTTGCGTGAACAAAACACCGAACAAATGAAACAAAACAACGAAATTCTAAACGCGATATTGACGCGCAACACAGATGCTGAAAAACGTTCAGATGAATTAAAAAAACTAAATACGGAAAATCTTTGGAAAATGATTTTAGGTATTGGCGGGTCTGCAGCGGTTATTTTTGCGTTTATTATGGAGCTACTTAAATTTTTAGGAGGAAGATAAACATGGATCTATCTTTTATTACAGAAAACTTTGTACCAGTAATTGTTGTCGCGTGTTTGATCGTAGGCTACGTAATTAAAGCGACACCACTATTTAATAAACTGGCTAATTTATATATCCCATTGATCGTGGCGGTGCTAGGAGCTGCATTAGGCGCAGTAATGAATGGCGTCAGTGTGGAATCCATTGTCTATGGTGCAGTAAGCGGGTTAGCCTCCACAGGGTTACATCAAGTCTTTACAAAACTATTGAATTTAGGAGGGAATGACTAATGTTTGAAGAAGGAAAGTTTGTCACAGCAATTGGCAGTTTTATTGTGAAAGAAGTTGGTGACGAATTCGTTGAATTGGATTCTTTCGGAAAAGGTGGCGTAGAAGTCACAGATACCTATATAGAAAATGGATTTTCGGAAATCACTTCGGAAGGGATCGAAAAAGAATTTGATGGATTTACTGTTGGAGATTTTTTCAAGTTAAACGGGAAGTATAAAGTTCTCCGTTCGAATGACATTTTTACGAAGGTTCAAGCAGGAGAATACATGTTATCTCTTCCCAATCATAAATTGATGGAGGTGGCTTAACATGCAATTAATGTCAGGTATTGCAGGCAGCCGTGGAAGAAATCCCTATGGAGTGGTTATCCACAATGATGCAGCTTCCCAAGGTGCTACTACTACTTTTTATAGAAATTGGTTGCCAAGTCATAATGCAGAGCTGGGTTTCGCCCATTGGTATGTTTGTAGTGACGGTATCTTACAAGTTGAGAATGAAGCAAATATGGCATGGCATACAGCGAATGCAAATGGGAATGCGAATTATATAGGGATTGAAGCTTGTCAATCTATGGGAAATCTAGACACGTTCAGAAATAATGAAGATCGTTCAGTAAAACTAGCTGCTGAAATTTTAAAACGCTATGGACTACAACCGAATAGAAATACGGTAATCTTGCACAAACAATTCTCAGCCACCGCCTGTCCGCATAGATCGGTATCGGTGCATGGAGATTGGACGATCATGCAAGATTATTTTATTGCTCAAATTCAAAAATACATGAATGGTTCTACACCAAATCCTGCACCTAAGCCTCAACCAACCGGAAACAAAAACGGCATTGCGATCGATAATATCACCAAAGATCAGGCGGTAAAAATGGTTCAGCGTATTCAAACAAAGTATGCCTGGACACTTTTACGCGATCAAGTGAAACGTGTGTTGCAACCGAACAAAGTCTATACGCTGGTTATCACTTGTGATTCAAAATGGAAGTATGAGAATGCGGTCAACCGGTTGAAGCAAGAGCTTAAAACCTACTATCCAGGCTACATGCAGCAAAACATTGCGATCGTTGATGGAGACAAACCTATAATCAAGATCGAGGCACGGAATTTGAATGATGAGCAAAGCAAGAAGATGGAAGGCCACATGCGCAATTTCTTGAAAGACATCTTACTAGACGGTCAAACATACGCAGAAGCGAATTCTTACGGAACGTACGATGTTCGTATCAAAGGCGAAGGCTTCAATGATCATGATGCGCCTATTGTATTGAAGGAAATTCAAGAGATGGGTAAAGCGAAGGATGTTGGAATTAATCCAGCACATATTAAAGGATTTAAGTATTAAAAAATATTGACTCCGATGGAGTGTGTATGATAGTTTTATAGCATCGAAGGTAGCACCTCGATATACCGTAATGACTGACCGATACTAGCTTCTCGGTCAGTCTTTTCATTTTTGAAGCTAAATAGTTGCTCTAAAACTAGTATACGAATACTATCTAAATAGGGATTCCTGATACAGTATCATTGATAGTAATTTAAGAGACTGTGGGGAAGTTCA